TAAGATTACCTAGTGACGAACCAGAAGAGACTAGATACTTTAAACGTAGAGGAAGTGGATTTTACTAATGGCAATAGAAAAAGGGTTAAACCCTGCTCCAATGGGTATAGAAGAAGAAGTCTTAAAACAAGACGAAATGTTTGAAGGGGATCTGGAGATTGAAATCGTAAACCCCGACATGGTCACACTAGATGATGGTAGCGTAGAGATTACTATAATTCCTGGAGGGGATACTGAAAAGGGTGGGTTTAACGCCAACATTGCTGAAGAGATGGAAGAAGACGAATTATCTATGCTGGCTGATGATCTCATTGATTTAGTGGACAGTGACTTTGATAGTCGTAAAGATTGGGCAGACACATTTGTTAAAGGATTAGATGTTCTAGGGTTTAAGTACGAAGAACGTACAGAACCTTGGGAAGGAGCTTGTGGAGTATACTCAACAGTACTTGCAGAAGCCGCTATAAGATTCCAAGCTGAAACTATGGGTGAGACATTTCCTGCTGCAGGACCTGTCAGAACTAAACTTATAGGAGAAGAAACAAAAGAAAAAGACGAAGCCGCAGCCCGTGTTAAGGCTGACATGAACTACGAGTTAACTGAGAACATGGTCGAGTATAGACCCGAGCATGAACGATTACTTTATAGTTTAGGTTTAGCAGGTTCGTCGTTTAAAAAAGTTTATTATGATCCTAACTTAGGTAGACAGGTTGCCCTGTATATACCTGCCGAGGACGTGGTAGTACCTTATGGCGCTTCGCACATAGAGACAGCAGAACGTGTTACACACGTAATGCGTAAAACTAAGAATGATATGAAGAAACTACAGGCAAACAAGTTTTATCGTGACATAGACTTAGGAGAACCACAGGCGTTTCATACTGATATAGAAGAACGTAAAGCCGAAGAAGGTGGTTATTCTCTTACTGATGATGACAGACACAGTATATATGAAGTGCACGCTGATCTTGTTATTGAAGGTATCGACGATTCAGACGATGAAATTGCTAAACCATACGTTGTTAGTATCGAGCGTGGTTCTAACGAAGTGTTATCTATTCGTAGAAACTGGAACCCCGATGACGAACTTAAATTAAAAAGACAACACTTTGTACACTATGTGTACGTCCCAGGTTTTGGGTTTTACGGGTTAGGACTTATACACATAATAGGTGGATACGCTCGTGCGGGTACATCCTTAATACGTCAGCTCGTGGATGCAGGCACATTGTCCAATCTCCCTGGCGGGCTGAAATCTCGCGGACTGCGTATTAAGGGTGACGACACCCCTATAGAACCTGGAGAATTTAAAGATGTTGACGTACCAAGTGGTAGTATACGCGACAACATTATGCCACTCCCATATAAGGAACCTAGTCAAACTCTACTAGCTTTGCTTAATCAGATTACTACAGAAGGCCGAAGACTAGGCGCAATTAGCGATATGAATATCTCAGACATGTCAGCTAATGCTCCAGTTGGCACAACGCTGGCACTCCTTGAGCGGACTCTAAAGCCTATGGCTGCGGTACAAGCTCGCGTTCACTATGCTATGAAACAAGAGTTTAAACTCCTCAAAGTTTTATTAGCAGAATACGCGCCAGCGGAGTATTCATATCAACCTCTAAGAGGCGAGGTTGGTGCTAGACAATCTGATTACGAAATGGTTGAAGTTATACCTGTAAGTGATCCTAACAGTTCCACTATGGCGCAAAGAGTTGTGCAATATCAGGCTGTGTTACAAATGTCTAGTCAAGCACCGCAGATATATGACTTACCGCAGTTGCACAGGCAGATGATAGACGTGTTAGGAGTCAAGAATGCAGATAAACTTGTTCCAACAAAAGACGACATGAAACCCGTAGATCCTATCAGCGAGAATATGGCAGCGTTAATGGGTAAACCGATGAAAGCATTTATGTACCAAGATCAAGACGCTCACATTGCAACACATATGGCGTTTATGCAAGATCCGATGGTTGCACAGATGATTGGACAGAACCCACAGGCCAAGCAGATAATGGCTTCTCTTCAAGCACATATCGCAGAACACCTTGGGTATAAGTACCGTAAAGATATCGAAGAACGTCTTGGTGTTGAACTACCTGCGCCAAATGCACAGTTACCTGAAGAGATCGAGGTTAACCTTGCAAGGCTTGTTTCAACTGCAGCTAAAGATCTAACGCAAGCGCATAAACAACAGGCAGCGCAAGAACAAGCGCAGAAACAACAACAAGATCCTCTGTTCCAACTAAAACAAGCAGAAGTGCAGATTAAACAGTCTGAAGTAGATCGCAAATCTAAGAAAGATCAAGCAGATGCCATGCGAGACGCTAAGAAACTAGAACTAGACGAGCAAGAGCTTATGATGGATGCCGAGAAAGATGGCATTAAGATGGCTTCAGATCGACGCAACAACAACGCAAAGTTAAATCTTGAAGAAATAAAAACCATGCAACCTAACAACACTGGGAATAAATAATGGCAAAAACCGTCTTTGACGTGCTTAAAGATAACATCGAGGTTGATAAAACCTCTGCACTAGATTTTCTTGAGAGTGGGGGCGCAAAAGACTTCGCTCAATACAAGGAGATTACTGGCCTAATACGGGGTCTTAAGGCCAGTATAGAGTACATAGAAGACCTCTCGCGTAATTATATGGAAGATGACGACAATGAATGAGACAGCAGAACTTGACGTAAATGGGGCCGAAGAGCTAGAGCTTGAAGCTCAACTACCACGTCCTGTAGGGTATCGCGTACTTATAGCAATGCCTGAAATAGAAGAAACCTTCACAGATACCAAGGTACTAAAAACAACCACTATAATACATCAAGAACATATTATGTCTATTATTGGACTTGTTCTAGATATGGGAGATCAGGCTTATTCTGATGTGGAACGTTTTGGTAACACCCCTTGGTGTAAAGTAGGTGACTATGTAATGTTTCGTGCAAACACAGGCACGAGATTTAAAGTCGGTGGTGTTGAGTACCGTTTGATGAACGATGATTCAATAGAAGCCGTAGTTAACGACCCCCGTGGCGTATCACGAGCATAAGGAATAGAAAATGGCATTTGAGAAAGTAGAATATAGTTTTCCTGACGAACAGGAAGATGATAATAAACCAGAAATTGAAGTTGAAGGTTCATCCGCAATTGAAATTGATTTAGGCGAAGGGGAGGATAAAAAACCTAAGCCTGTCAAAGTCGAAAAAGAAATAGAGGTTGAAGTTGTAGATGATACACCTAAAGCAGATAGAAACCGCAAGGTATCTGAACCCCCAGAGGATGTAACTGATGAAGAACTTGAAAATTATTCTGAAAAAGTTCGTAAACGCATGCAACATTTCAGTAAAGGTTACCACGATGAGAGACGCGCTAAAGAAGCAGCTTTCAGAGAAAAGCAAGAGCTTGAAACTTTGGCTCAATCGCTTGTGGATGAAAATAAAAAACTAAAAGGTAGCGTTAATAAGAATCAGACAGCTCTGCTAGAGCAAGCTAAGAAAGGAGCAAAGTCTGAGACCGAAACAGCTAAAAGAGCATACAAAGCTGCGTATGAGTCTGGAGACGCAGATGCTGTTCTCCAAGCACAAGAAAGTTTAACGGCTGCTAAGATTAAAACCGATAAGTTAGACAATTTTAAGTTACCAGCTTTACAGGATGATAAAACTCCTGTAAACAAGGTAGCAGATACTCAATCTACCCCAGCACAACCAGTTGCTGACGAACGAGCGAAGACATGGGCGAAAGCCAATCCGTGGTTCGGCACTGATGATGAGATGACAAGTCTCGCGCTAGGGTTACATAATAAACTCGCCAAACAAGGTGTGAACCTTCAAAGCGACGAATACTACGAGACAATAAACGCTCGTATGCAGCAACTATTCCCAGATGAATTTGAGGATGTTGCACAACTGGAGGCAGGAAAGCCTAAACGCAGGGCAAACGTGGTTGCACCCGCTACGCGGAGCACGTCACCTCGAAAAGTGACATTAACGCAAACACAAGTATCTGTAGCAAAAAGACTTGGACTAACTCCAGAACAATACGCCAAACAGGTTGCAATAGAAATGAGGAAAGAAAATGGCTGAAAATCGCATAGACCGTGAATTAACTAATCGTGAAACAACAACACGTAAACAAGCTTGGACACGTCCTGAAGTATTACCTTCACCGACCCCACAGCCTGGATACGCATTTCGTTGGATTCGAACAAGTAATCAAGGACAAGTTGACGCCACAAACGTTTCCTCAAAATTACGTGAAGGTTGGGAGCCAGCAAAAGCTTCAGATCATCCTGAAATTACAATGGTAACTGTAGAGAACGAACGATTTGCAGATAACGTTGTTATTGGTGGTTTGATGTTATGTAAAGCTCCGATTGAGATGGTAAATGAACGCGGCAATTATTATCAGCAGCAGACAGATAACCAAATAAGATCAGTGGACAGCAACCTCATGCGAGAAAATGACCCAAGAATGCCGCTCTTTAATGATCGGAAAACGAAGGTTACCTTTGGAAAAGGGAATTAATTTTAACTTAAATGGAGTCCTAAAAAATGGCTTATCCTACTATATCAGCCCCTTACGGGCTAAAGCCAGTCAACCTAGTTGGCGGGCGGAACTACGCGGGATCTACTCGCAAAATACCCATTGCTTCAAACTACGGCACAGCTATCTTTAATGGTGATGTGGTGCAGTATACGAGCGATGGTACTGTCATTATTTCTACACTACAAAACAACACTTCAGCAGTTGCTGGCGTTATCGGTGTTTTTGTTGGTTGTAGTTATACTGATCCTACTTTGGGGTACAAACTGTTTAGTCAGCATTATCCCGCAAGCACGGTAGCAGATGATATTGAAGCGATTGTTGTAGACGATCCTAACGCAATATTTAAAGTTGTAAATGTTACAAACACAACTGCTGACGGCGCAACAACTGGGCTTTTGCCACTAGCAAAAACTCGCGCTACTACAATTTCTTGTAATGCAGAACTTGTGTTAAATACAGGTTTGACCACTACAGGCAATAGTCGTATGGGCGTGTTTATCAATAATGTAACAAGTGTACTACCGTTTACAGTTATTGATGTAGTCGAAGATACTAAAAATAGTTCTGGTAACTTTACTGAGTTTCTTGTGAAATTCACTGCTGGTTATCATCGCTATGATCACACTGTCGGCGTATAAGGAGTAATGAACAATGGCAATATCACGCGCACAACTTCTTAAGGAACTACTTCCTGGACTTAATGCTCTTTTTGGGCTAGAATATGCTAAGTACGGTGAGGAACACGCAGAGATTTTCGAAGCAGAATCCTCTGATCGTTCTTTTGAAGAAGAAGTAAAACTATCAGGCTTCTCAGCCGCACCCGTTAAAGACGAGGGCTCTGCCATCGAATATGACGCTGCACAGGAAGCATTCACCGCTCGCTATACACACGAGACAGTAGCAATGGGCTTTTCAATTACTGAAGAGGCTATTGAAGACAACCTGTATGATTCTTTATCAGGTCGTTATACTAAAGCACTTGCTCGCGCTATGGCGTACACAAAACAAGTTAAGGCAGCTACAATTCTTAATAATGCCTTTGCTTCAGGCACTACTTATGGCGATGGGAAAGAGCTTTGTGCTACTGACCACCCGCTAATCAGTGGTGGCACTAACTCGAATGAGCCATCTACTGCGGCAGATTTGAATGAGACTTCTCTTGAAGCCGCTATCATTCAAGTAGCAGGTTGGACAGACGAGCGCGGCTTGTTAATCGCTGCAAAACCTCGCAAACTTGTGATTCCACCAAACTTGCAATTCGTTGCTACTAGGTTGTTGGAAACAGAAGGTCGTGTAGGCACAGCAGATAACGATCTAAACGCAATCCGCAGCAATGGCGCTGTTCCTGGAGGCTACACAGTAAACCACTATCTAACAGATACAGATGCTTGGTTTATGTTAACTGATGTACCAAATGGTCTTAAACACTTTACACGTAGTAAAATGGCAACCTCTATGGACGCTGATTTTGATACAGGTAATAGTCGTTACAAGGCTCGTGAGCGGTACAGCTTTGGTGTATCAGATCCACTAGGGATCTTCGGTTCACCTGGAGCGTAAAAAACTTAGAGGGGTGACTTGCGGGTTACCCCTTTTTACTATAGACTACAGAAATTACCTTGACAGACGTATTCTACGTTTGACATTTGCCACGACAAGGAGATTTACATGGCTAATACAACATTTAACGGTGCTGTCCGCTCAAAAAATGGTTTCAAAACTATTGATGTAACAGCAGCGACGGGAGCCATCACTGATGGTTTAGTAATTAATGCAGACGGTAATATTTTTACTGATTCTGGTGCACATACTCAATATGTAGCAGCAACAGGATATGGCCCTGCTGACTTTATCGTAGGTAAAGGTGGTAGCCAATATAATACTGTTGATCCGTTTACTTCAGGACTTACAGAGTTATTTCCTTTAGGAAGTAGATTACTTTATGGTAATACTGTTTATGCATATGGTAGATTAGCAGCAGTTGCAGTAACCGCAGGTAAATGTGTAACTCACGCTGCATCAATTGCACACCATTTTGATTTAACACCAACAGCAGGTGTAGCAGCGGGTGAAACAGCAATATCAGTAGAAACTGCTGGTACTGACATTACTCTTAACCAATACGCAAATGGTTATCTTTATGTAAACGATGCTGCAGGTGAAGGCCAAATGCTTAGGATTAAATCTAATCCAGCACACGATCATTCAAGCGATCCTTCTATTGTTATTACTTGCTACGATGATTTAGCAACAGCTATAACAACAAGTTCAAGAGTTACATTAATACCTGACCCTCGTAGTGGGTTAATAGGTCAAGCTGCCACAACTACAGGTGCTACACTTGGTGTAACAGTAGTAGACATGGCTGCTAGTGCTTATGGATGGTTTGCAGTCTCAGGGCCTGCAACAGTGTTAACTTCAGGAACTTTAGTAGTTGGTAACCACGCAGTGCCGTTAGGTGCCGTTGGCGCTGTTGGCCCAGCCGCAGGAGATGTAATACAAGTAATTGGTGTAGTTATGATTGTTAACGTGACTACCGATTATTCATTAATCAACCTTACTGGTATTGTATAAGGTTTAATCTGGGTGGGGTTCGCGCCCCACCTATAATATAGGAGATTAATATGACATCATATGCTTCCGACGTCTCGGTTTTAACTATAAGTGATGAGAATGCAGCGGACGCTGATCGTTTAGTCACCGCAGCTAGACCAAATACAAGCGCAACTATGGCAAATACTACGTTTGCAGGGGGCGCGGCTAGAAATGTTACAGTATCAACTGCAGGTACAGGCGATAACGCAAAAACTAATACAATAGTAGGCACAGACGTTTTTGGAGACGCTTTAACAGAAGTAATTACCTCAACAGGTTCAGCAGAAACCGTTGCAGGCGCCTCAATGTTTTTAACTGTTTCTTCTGTAACAAGTTCAGCACAGTTTGCGGGTAACATTACTGTAGGATCGGGTTCACTTTGCGCCCAAGCTATACAAGGTAGTAACAGAATAAGACTTAAAGGCATGTCAATTGTTTCAGGCGGTACGGCAGGGACTGTAGAGTTCATCAACGGTGCACCTGAAGATGGTACTACTTTGTTTAAAGCTAGAACTATAGGTACAGCTAATACAACTGTTGATAGGACAATACCCGCAGAAGGAGTTTTGTTTGATAGTGGTATGAGTGTTAAGTATACAATTGACGTAGCAGATATGCTTACTATTTTCTATGCGTAAGTATTACAAATCAGGCCGTAAAGTAAGCGGTTCGGGTATGAAAGGCATGTCTATTGGCAGTGGGGACAAGCGTCCTACTAAATCTGGCGCAGGCATGACTGCCAAAGGAGTTGCAAAATACAAACGTAACAACCCTGGAAGTAAACTAAAAACAGCAGTTACAGAAAGTAAACCAACGGGCAAGCGGGCAGGTAGGCGAAAGTCTTATTGTGCACGTTCTGCAGGACAAATGAAGCAGTTCCCAAAAGCTGCTAAAGACCCTAACAGTCGCCTTAGACAGGCACGCAAACGATGGAGATGTTAAAATGATGAAGAAAAAAGGTTACAAAAATGGCGGAAAAATGGAAAAAATAGAAGGAATGGACATACCCGTTGTAAAAGCTGGCAAAGGCCCAATGAAGAGAAAGCTTACTGCGGCAGAAGAGGCTAGAGAACTTAGAAGCCGTTTACGTGGAACAACAGGTGGTGGAAAACCTGATGTAACTCCTGCTATGAAAGGCGGAGGCATGTTGAAGAAAAAGAAAAAAGGTTTTGCTAAAGGTGGTATGGCTAAAAAAGGCTACGCTATGGGCGGTATGATGAAGAAAAAAGGTATGGCTAAAGGCGGTATGATGAAGAAAAAAGGTATGGCTAAAGGCGGTAAAGTTCGCGGAGCAGGTATTGCTCAACGAGGTGTTCGCGCCGCTAAAATGATGTAACATGGCTATAAGTCGAGCGAATATGCAGATGCAAATATCTAGGCC